CATTATTGATCAAACACACTAACAAAAGAGTGTTATTTCCAGAAAGACTAATTAGAGCTTGGATGAGAGATCCTGAAAATCTGATGAAACACAACATGGACAACAACTTATAAAAAACTAAGGAAAAATTTCTGAAAGATAAGATACTTTACACAAAGAATGAGTCTAATATGGGACAAGGCATCTTACATTTTACCTCTTCTTTGCTTCACTTAGGGCTTATATCATTTAGAGATAAGTTATTCTCTAGATGGCTCTTCAAGAAAGGAATAGATGGTGTTTTTTGGGATGATATTCTTTCTTCAGATGATTCTTACACTTGTTTGAATGTTGGTTCGAAAAATTCGTCTCAGGCAAAGGTTGTTCTTGATAACTTTTTACATTGTCAGGAAATTTCTGAACGATTGTTCAACTGTGAGACATCATTGTCCAAGAGCTCGATATCAAACATCTTTTGTGAATTCAACTCCTTATTTGGTGTGAACCTCAGCTTGCATCCAACAAGAATCAAATTTGCATTATCTACCATGGATGTGTTTTACACAGACTCATTTGTTAGAATGGTCAAAGAATCATATAATGTTTGTAGAGCTTTATTTGAGAATGGTGGACAACTTGATCTCTTCAAACTCGCTCATGAGTTGAATAAAGAATTTTGTGAGGACCTATATGCTGTAAATCGAGAGAATGATCCAAGAAAGATACTAGGAGTTGGAAAAGTTCCCTATCAACTTGGTTTTTACCCTTGTTATGATCCCATACTAATGTTAATATTTGGTCCAGAGATGCACAATATGAGCATTTTAAGTTCAGGGCTGTCACCAAAGGAAGCAGAAGTATTTAATGCTTCACATGTTTTGAGCACTGAGAATATTCACTCTATTTTAGAATTTGATCTAAATAGTGATGTCTATGTTGGTACTAGAATAATAGATGCAAAAATTAGACCATCCAAGTTGATTAATGTCATCAGAAGACTAAGCCCAATGACCAAGGAGAGAGTTAGAGAGGTTGTTGAAAAAGATCCTCTGTTATTGCTTAGAAGACCAAGAACACAAGAAGAAATAAAACTAAAAGTCTCCATGAAGCTTTTCCAAAATTCGTCAGCAGAAGCTGCTAGATCAACTAATCCTGCCTTCTTTTATGGTAGAATGTCAGCTAGTAGAACTGCAAAATGTTTCTCGGTTCAGGGTATTCCAGGACCATTATTGACATACAAGGATTCAATTCTTAAAATGATGAGTGTTTCAACAAAGTGCAACAGTAAGGACCTATATCCTAGTCTTCAAAAGTTTTTAGATGCAAGGCATTTCATGTACAAGACAAAGCCAGATCTGGTCTATAG